ATACGATTCTGCTGTGCATTGGGACGACGACAGAGACGGGCAATATCCCCCTGCCGTTTTTCACGGCGGATCCCCTGTGTATCCGTCTGCATCAGGCGCAGCCGCATTTTGGCGATATCCTGGGATATCAGCGAAATGCAAGAAAACACCGCATGAAAGGAGAGGACACTTTCCGGATCGGCTTTCACCCCCTGCTGCCAGGCGCCGGCAAAGGGCTCAGCCACCGCCTGAAACAGGCTGGTCCAGCCCACCTCTTTTACATCACGTCCTGATTTCTGGTTTTTTCGGGTTCGTCGCAAAAAGTTCCACATTCGCTATGCTCCGCATCATGTTTCTTTTTCTGACCCGCCGGACGTCGCGCTGTGATGTACTCCGCCTTCTTCAGGCGAACCAGCACCTCCGCACACGGCTGTGCGACATCCCGGATATCCCCGGGCCGGGCATCATGTGTACCCTGCAGATATCGGATTTTTGCCATCAGTTACTGCGGGACGCTCTCACCTCCCGCCCTCCTCATCAGACTCAGCCGCCGGACGCACTGCCGTAGTTCACACCGGTGATCACAGCCACCGCCGCAGTACGGCGACGACGCCAGTTGATCCAGCGCTCCGCACGGATGGCCACGCTGCCGGTCTGGAACATGGAAACCAGCTCCACCGGCGACGGTGTGGTGCTGTCGCCGCCCGGCTCAGACTGCATTTCCAGTGACGCTTCACGGGACATATCCACTGCCACACCGCCGTCATCCGCCAGATAAATATCCGGGGCATTCACCAGCACCAGCTGGTCACCCACGTACTGGGAGACAATCACCGGCAGCCCCTGGAAGGAGCCACCCAGCAGGGTCATGTCCGGGTATTCCTTCTGACCCAGCGCATTTTTACGCATGGACAGTGCCAGGGCATTGGTGCTGGACATCAGCCAGACCGCACCGGTGGGCTGCAGGTTTGCTGCCACAAACTGGCCAAACGCCGCCTCTGCATCCGCATCCGGGTTACCGGTTGATGCCGTGCCCTTCACATCATGGGTGATGGACGCCGGGGAGACATCTGCCACTGCGGCTTTTTTCGGGTCCACAAAGTCTGTATCCAGACGCGCCACCACCGCTTCCGCCAGCGCATTACGGACCAGTGCATCAGCAGCCGGACTGGAAAAACGGATCAATTCTTCCGTCAGTACCGCAATGGCCGACACCTTCGCATGACTGAAGGTGATGGATTCAAAATCAAACTTCGTCAGGGGTCTGGCCTTACCCTCACCCACCCAGCCGGCAGCACCGCCGGACACCTGGGCGTGCACACGGATATTGAACGGCACCTGACGAAGTGCAGGGATCCCGCCCTGACCAAATCGCCCGATAATGGTCTGCGGACGCAGGTAATCAATAAAGTCCTGTGCGTATTCCTGATATTCAGACAGGCTGCCTGCCCACTGCGGATCCGTGGTGGTCCCCGCGCCCACTGCCGATTTCAGGACATGATGCAGACGACTGTCATCCGGATACTGACGACGGGCCACTTCCAGGGCTTCAGATCGGACGCCTTTAGCCGCAGCCAGCGATTTGGCAAAGCGGGCGAAGCCAATCCCCTTATCCAGTTTCTGCTCCACACGGATCACCGGCGCAGAAGCCACCGCGGCCACATTCCCGTTACCGGCCTGTTTCACCGGCTGCGCCGTGGCGGCCTTACCGGCTTCCAGTTCACGCAGGCGCTTCAGGTGCGCATCCACCTGACGGATTTCCGCTGCGGTGTTGTCGTAATGCTCTTCCTCCTCCACATCCAGCGTGCGCCCTTCCTCTGCGGCTTTGGTCATGACCTCCTCAAGGGAGGCTGCCAGCGCTGCACGCTTGTTTTCAAAACTTTTAATCTGTTCGCCAATATTCATTATGGTCTTTTCCTTATGAAAAACGGTTGTTGACTGTGCCGCAGCGCCGGCAGAAGATGCGATTTTCACCACCGGTTTCCGGTTGCCGGACGCGGCAGAAAACGGGCGGTCGTAAGATTTAATGGTCCGGATGGTGCATTCCGCATTCGCGGGCACGGTGACGGCAGACACCTCCATCAGTTCCCAGCGCAGAAAATGCAGTCCGCCTCCGTCCAGAAAGGTGTATTCATGGGGACGGAAGCCCACGGACAGCCCCCTGACCAGCCCGGTCTTAATGGCCGCCCAGACCTCATCCAGCCGGGCTGCCATCTGGGAGGGCATCCCCGGCTCCGGCTTCACCAGCATTGCCGTGATTTCCAGCCCTTCCCTGACCCGACGCACCGTACACTGGCCTACAGGGCGGGAATGGTCATGCTGCCAGAGAAACGGGATCGTACTGCCAAACTCCGCCCCCTCCGGCTCCAGGATGTCACCATCCCGATCCGGAGAAGGCGTTGACGCAATCCCGGTGATCACCCGTTCATCCTCACTGAAGGATTTCACCGTCAGCAGGGAACAGGCCCGTTTAAGAGTCACATCAGCCTCCTGAAAATAAAAAAACCGCCGCAGCGGTTCATGATGGTTACAGGGTGAGCAGGGTTATATGAAAAAAACCTCATACGCTTTCTTTTTCGGTTCCGGATTCAGGGACATCAGGGACACCGCATTGAAGAGCGCCATCAGCGGGTCAATTTTTCCCCGTCCGCTGGCCTGTTTGGTGATAAGAATGGCGTTACCTTTAGGCTCCACCCGGGCATTGCCAACGCACCAGGCCATCAGTGGCTGACCACCATGCACCAGCACTCCCTCAGCCAGTTTGCGCTCGGTGGTTTTGATGGCCCCGCCCAGCTTCCAGCCCTGGCTTATCCCCACCACACTCTCATCGGGGATCCCGGCTTCCGCCAGTGAATCCAGAATCTGCCCCACCCCTGACGGGTCAATACCGATATGATCCAGTAACTCAGCCTCATGAATACGACGCACATACTCCGCCACTTCCGCCGTGTCATCCCCGACCCGACGGACAATCGTCATGTCTCCACAGGCCACAAAATCCTGAAACCGGGATGCCTCACTCTTCCGTCTGACCACCGCGGTTTCATGCACCCAGGCATGGCCCCAGCCCAGCCATTCGCGGGTTTCCCTGTCACGGCCAGTCACGTACATTCCCAGCAGATCATCCAGGCCCCCGCCGTCAATCCCCACCGTCACCACATCAGCGCGCTGCAGGATATCGTCCAGGCTGACGCGCCTGCCCTGCTGCTCCCAGAAATCCGCGCCCGCCCAGCGGTCAGAACGCAGGGCAAGACCGATTTCCACATTGGCGTGTTTTGACATGAAGCCACGAAATGCTTCCTCACCAGCCTCCCGGGCTTTACGGTACTCCCGGTACAGAAAAGCCTCATCCACCGAATAACCGAGATTCGGATTGACCATGGCGAGGTTTTCCATCAGCAGGTGAGCCCCGCTTTCCACCATTTCAGGAGGGTGTTCAAATATCACCGGCAGAAAGTGCGGATCATGAATTTTGCCGTCACGGACATCCCGGGCGTACTGCAGTTTCTGTCTGAACACCCCGGCAGGCGGTTCATTCGACTGGGTGGTTGTGTACACCACAAATCCTTCCGGACGGGAGGCAAGCCCGCCGATGGCTTCACGTAGCATGTCTTCCGCTTTGTACTGCTTGCCAAACAGCCACAGTTCATCAATCAGTGTCCCCACGGACTTGATACCGGACACCGTATTCGGATCGGCTGCCACCACCTTCAGGGTGGTGTCCGTCACCCGATGGGTGGTGTCCGTCACCCGATGGGTGATGGTCCGGATATGTGTCTGCACCTGACAGAGGTCATCCAGATCATCGTCCCGTCGTACCATATCCCTGGCAGGGTTGAAGGCGTTAGCCGCCACCTCCACGGTCGGGGCCAGAATGGTGTAGCCCGCCGCCTGCCGCCAGTTCAGTAACAGCGCCGTCATCATGATCCCCGCGGCCAGCGTGGACTTACTGTTTTTCTTGGGGATAAGGATAAACACTTCCTTGATATGGCGTACACCGGTCTGCGCATCATAGGAGCCAAACAGGGCCACCACCAGGTCAAACACCCACGGTGCACAGGACTCCCCGAACGTCGGGCTACCCGGTGCATCCACAATCCGCAGTTGTTTAAAAATCGCCAGTGCATGTGCAGCCTGGTCCGGATAAATCGGAGCCGGAATAATCGACAGCCCCTTTTTCAGGCGCTCTGCCCAGTCCGGACATGCCGTGCTCCATACAGGTATCATCCGCTTTCCTCATTCTGGTTATTCACCACCAGTCGGGGAGGTGGTGGCACCGCAAAACGGTTAGCCGCTTTTTTCGCGGCATCACCTTTTGCCGATTTTTTACCGGCATCGCCTTTTTTATGGTGTGTGAACTGCGCCAGTCGCCAGGCCGCATCCAGTGCCAGTTTCGGGTCAATTATCAGGTTTTCCACCAGGATCTGCCCCATAGCTTTCACCGGATCGGGAAGACCATCCTCCATATATTCAATACCATGAGATATCACCGCGGGCGGAGGCATCTCCGGATTGTTTTCGTCCGGCTGTGGTATTGCAGCCACCTCACGGCGACGGGGGTTTATCCTCCTGCTCTGATTTTTTCTGCCGGTAAACAGGAACCTCATCCACCTCCACCGTTTCGCACTGTTTACGGGCTATAAACGCGAGCACCTCCGGATCTTTTGCCAGCTGCGAGCCTTTAACCCTGGCGGTCTTCGCCGAATAACCGGCGGCAATGGCTGACGCTGTTTTGTTTTTCCCGGACATGAGCGCCAGCGCAAATTTTCGTTTTTGCGTTGTCAGCACAGCCTCCTCCCGGGTCCATAACGCACTCAGCCGGGTATGGTTCAGCCCATTTTTCCCGGCGTCTCATGCCGCAAATGTTAACTGCTGCCTGGTTAACATTTGCTGAAAAAGCCAGTTAACATTTTTTCCACGCAACAAACTGAATAATAAAGATAAAAACCGAAAAAATGCCCGGGCAGCCAGTTAACATGTTAACTGGCCTGAAACAGGAATTTTTTCTCTGCATGAGACGGGGGGCGGTGTCCGGAGCGATCGTTTTTTACGCCGAATGATACCCCCCCGGTCGGGTTACAGTCCGATGATGTCGTCCGCTCTGCCACTACCTCCGGACACCTCCGGCAGCGTCGGGTCCGGCATACCACCCGCCGCTTCACGAGCAGACTTTTGTCGATGGCATTCGGTACAGAGCGTCCAGAGATTCGTCTCCTCATTACCACCACCGAACTGAAGTGCAATTCGGTGATCGAGTTCACTGTCACAGAGGTCAACCACACGACCACAGAGACAGCACTGCCCGGCATCCCTCAGCCAGATACGACGCTTGAGGGAAACCCGGGCACTGCCACTGACCCGACGCTGTTCACCCTTCAGGACATTCACCCGCCGGGTATTCAGAGTTTTGATTCTGCCCGGTAACGTACGAAGCACAGCCATGTAAAATCCTCGCCATATAGCTTGTCACCAGAGGAAAGAAAATGTCATCGAAAAACCGGCCCCGCAGAACAACAACCCGCAACATCCGATTTCCAAACCAGATGATTGAACAAATTAACATCGCTCTTGACCAGAAAGGTTCAGAAAATTTTTCTGCGTGGGTCATTGAATCTTGCCGCCGGGAGCTGGCAGCAGACATAAAATATGCCCGTCAGTTGACTATAAAAAAGAATGATACACAGTATGCTCTGCGATGGCTGTTCATATAACTATTTCTTTATATTGCTGAATTTATAAAAACTCACAGACATTAGCTGTATTAATTCCGAATTGAAATAATCAGCCATATAGAATAAAAATAAAGCATAACAATAATAATCTTCTACCCAATCAGTACATTACTGCTGTGACTCCAACACGGCAGTTTTTTTATTGAACAGATTCCAGTTTCTTCCACCATCGCACCGGACGGGCGACCATGAGGGGAGAACGCCGCGCTCCGTTTACGCGGTAAACCCCGGTGTGTATCGTTTTTGATTATCCCCGCACACTCTCGCAGAGGAGTCTCCCTGTCGGGCTGCGGTCTCTGTTAATGCAGGAATACGGCGACAATACCGCGCATGGATAATAAGGTCGCTCAACACACTGGCTGTAATTCAGCGGATACCATTCGGCATTTATCAGTATTCATCACACACTCAACGGTGAATTCTTCATGCGTGGCATTCACTTCATATGTTCGTGAATAACATTCAGTGCATTTACCTCTGAACACCTCTTCAAGCAGAACACGGCCATGTTGCAAAACACGGAACGGAATTGTTCCCTGAAAAGGTTTTACCGTTACCTGTAATTTCTTCATACATCCTCCGGATAATAAAAAGCCTGCTTAGTACACTGAGTGCGGATATAGTCCTGTGCCCCTTCCACCTGCTTCTGCATTGTCATCAACCGTTCTCTGAGGATGAAATAATCCCGTTCAGCGGTGTCTGCCAGTCGGGGGCCGGTTGCATTATCCACGCCGGAGGTGCCGGTGGCTTCACGCACGGTACCGGAGCAGGTGGCGTTGATCCGCAGGCGCTTACGACCAGCGGCAACATCAGCACGCAGAGTTTCATTTTCAGCTCTCGCATCGGCTAATTCCCTCGAGTATTTTGCATCGAGCGCAGCAACATCGCGCTGGCGCACCTGCATATCAGTAATAGTTGCGTTTGCCAGCTCCAGCTCTCTGGCTTTTTTATCGCGCTGCGCTTTGTAGGTGATGGCGTTATCGCGGTAATGATTCAGCCCCAGACTAAGCACACCACAGGCTACCAGCAGGACAATAATCACCACACACAGAACACGGTTCATATCACCACCAACGGATTGCCCAGACCAGAACAGCAATGGCCACAATACGAATGGCAAATGCCATTGCCCGAATAAGTTCAGCACTCATCTTTTTAAAGTTCACGATTTCAGCGCAATGACCAGTTTTGCCAGCCCATACAGCATCGGAGACACAGCAATACCAACAGCCACCCACTTAATAGCAAAAGCCAGCGCTCTGCTGATGTCATCAGTCACTGTCACCCCAGCAGCCCCGACGAAGACAACATCATCCAGGCCATGGACAGAAAAAGAGCAACCAGCATTAGTGAAAATGAAATACCGACAATCACACACAGGACCTTTGCCGGCGTTATGAGTTTGTCTGACATAGCTACCCCTTAATTGCCACAATTAACTGGGATACTACCCATAAAAAAGGGATGCTCCAGACCAGCAAAAATTTCCAGTTTGGTAATTGACTAATCATGAGTCGCAACTCCCTAATCAGTTTGCTAAAATCAATCAAGGCAGCCTCCCATAGCTTACTGCCATAAAAACAAAACCCCGCTTGCTGCCAACAAACGGGGTTTTTACTTTTATTCACTTACGTTTCGCCAGTTCGCAGGATTTCGTGTTATCCGCCCGCGTGGCCATGCCTTATTTTTCAGCAAAATATTCTGCTTATCTGTCGATACCCCAGCACGCCAGCGCGCTCTCCTGGTCACGACGGGATACCTGACCGTAGCAGTTGTTTGAACGAATACGGCAGTCTCTGCCACCGTCCTTAATCCACCAGCGAATCGCCTCACACGCTCCCCTGCGATCACCTGCATTAATTCGTTTATAAAACGTCGACGGGAAACACTTACCGGGACCAATGTTGTACGGACAGAATGACGCGATCCCCGCTTTCTGGGGTTCGCTCAATGGCACTTTGATGTTTTTCTCCACCCATGCCAGCGCCTTATCACGCTCAATGGCGTTGACCTGGTCGCATTTTTCCTTCGACAGTTTCATACCGGGAAAAACGGGTTTTCCATCCACCATCGTGGCCCCCCGACAGATGGTCCAGATGCCGGAACCATCGCGGTATGCCGTAGTGTGGTTACCCTCTTTTTCATCCAGAAACTGGTCGAGAATATCAGGCGCGGGCGCACCGACGGCAATCAGTGCCAGAACGGCAGCCGACAGGCCGTATCTGATTTTTGCGTTCATGGATATTTATCAGGATTTATCGGTTTCTGCCCACGGACAGGTTTATCTGTTCTGGTCAGTGACTTAAGGTTGTGATTCCGGAGGAGTCTTCAGAGAACCAGTAATTCTTCCTGGTAGCTTTCCTTTGTAGGTTATCCACACATTCTGCGCCTCTAAAATTACGGGGCGCTTTTCCGGCGACTGCTCATCCCCTTCACATAACCCGGCAGCAACATCCAGGAAGACCTGTCTGATGCTCCTTCTGGCTGCTGCCTCATAAAACTCCAGCGCGGCACCTTCAACACGGTCCAGCGAGATGTCCAGGTCAAAAATTTCACCGTCAAAGCGTTTTTTGTCCCGTAACGCTAAAGTTACCGTAACTTTATTCTCAAAATTGCGGACCCCTTTCACAATCAGTTCATAGTTTTGAGTCATTGAATTACTCTCCCCGTGCCGCCTTACGACGGTCCTCTCTGATTTTGAAATACAGGTTAGTAAGATACGTCAGCAGGCCAAACAGCAGACTCCCCAGCACACCTATCGCCACCCACTGGGACGGAGAGACTTTGTCCAGCAGCTGCAGTAACCAGTATCCCGTCCCCACCGCTGACGTGGTGTATGACACACCCGTTGTGATTTTTTCCATCTGGTACATACCCCGTCTCCCGTTATCCGGAAGCTGACAACAATAAAAAAGCCACCAGTTAACTACTGATGGCTCTGATAACTCATGCAGGCGTCTCAGACGACCCACTGACACTACCGGTGAGTTTAACGATACCTTCCATTTGACTGGCTCACTTTTTATGATGATGCCGGTGCATTTATCTCCAGCACCAGACTTTCTATCTCAACGCCATACGCTGCATTTTTTGTAACATCCGTCAGCGTCAGCGCATTCAGCCCCAGTGTCAGACTGTCTTTTATGACCTGGAATGCCGGGCCAGCCACTCCATTCAGTTTCGGAGTAACCGTGGCACTGCCGGCGGTGAACACCAGCTCCAGCGTCTGCCAGTCGTTACCGTAATCGCCGAACTCCCCCAGCTTCGTGTTTCCGGCTTTCCTGTGATGCATCAGATTCACTCTGCCGTCAGTGGTCTGAGTGAAGTACGACATCAGGAACGGATTACCGGTACCCGTCATCGCCACACCATCAGGAACGGGAGCGTCCGTATACAGATAAATCCCCAGCCCGAACTGATTGTTGGTCAGTGCGCCTGACAGGCGGAACTTACAGGTCAGTCTGCCGCCCTGTGTCAGCAGGGTAATTGCGTCATCCACCGGATGCGTCAGGGACCAGGATTTATTGCTCTGCTTGGCGATCTTAAATACACCACCCGACAACTGAATTCCGCCATCCTTAATGCTCCAGCCCTGCGCAGCAGCCTCTCCGGCTGCCGGCAGCAGGGAGATTGTGCGAACGGACGTATCTGCAGACGGACCCGATGGCGTGTTGCCGCCGGGCGAGGGTTTGATTTCCGGTGCCTTACCACTGATGAAGGCTGAGGTGCGCCCGGCTGCGTTCAGAATAGCGGTTGCCATACGATCCGGAATAATGCTCCTGCGCGCCCATGAACTGAAATGTGTCGGGCGGTTTGATGATACCTGGTTTCCATTCGTTCTCGATGCCGCACCGTAATATCCTGATGCCGGAATATCCGGATCTTCTGCCGGCGCGTTAGTGGCGGTATTGACGCCGTTACCGTCTGTCATGAAGGGCACAAAATAAACGCCCTCACTCTCCCTGTTTTTATACCCGCCGTACACGGTGTCGTACTGGGTAGCGTATGTATTTTTCCAGTAATACGTCGTGTCACCACAAATCCACGGCACATCTGCAGCACTGCCACCATGGCACTGCGCGTTAAACACAGTGAGGTCAGCACGAAACTG